GTACGTTGCGGCGGCGGCCTGGGCGTCGCCGAAGACGACCAGCGGCGCGGTCACCCGCCGCGCTCCTTCACCTCGGCGCCGATGCTCGCGGCGGCCCGGGTGAGGATGCCGTCCCTCGCCTGCCAGCCCATCGCGCGCCGGTCCGGGACGGCGACCGTCGCCGCCTCGCGGTCGGTGGTGTAGGCCCGGACCTCGACCTCAACACCGGCGGGGACCTCGGCCTGGACGTGCCGGGCGATCTGCTCGGCCGCGCCGTCGACCATGGCCTTCACCTCGGGAGCGCGCAGCACTTCGCGGATGCCGGCCGGGTCGAGTTCGAAGGTGACGCGCTGACGCGCCATCACGGCCTCCCCTCTACCCGGTGGCCCGGGTCATCTGCCATTCGACGTGGTGGACGGCGCCGGTGACCGGATTCGCCCAGCGGGCGACCTCGCCGACGACCTCGCAGGTGAGGCTGTCGTACTCGACGCGGTCGCCGGAGCGGACGTCCGGCGCGGTGCCGGGCGCGGACAGGACGTGCCAGCCGGTGACCACCTCGGTCCGGTCGGGCCCCGGCCGCTCGATCTGGACGGCGGGCTGCACCGACAGCCGGCCAACGGCGAGACGATCGACGGCGCCGGGCGACCAGTCCGGCACCGTGTTGCCGCCCCGGTCGGTCCTGGTGCCGGGCCGGAGCCGAACGACCTGCTGGTGGAAGATCGCCATCAGGATCCGGCGATAACGCCGCGGGTCCGCAGCGCGGCGAGCAGGTTGTTGTAGGCGGTGGTGACGGCGGCGAGGCTCGCGAAGTCGGGGCTCTGGTTGTTGATGACCGGGGCGGTGCCCGGCAGCGGAGCGGCCGACCCGGCGACGACGACCAGGTCGAGGACCTGCTGCGCGGGATTGGCCGCGGCGGCGTTGCGGAGCTTGGCGTACATGGGTGCGGGTCCGGGCAAGGGGGGCCTCCTCAGGTTCGGTCGCCGTGGGCGAGCTGGTAGTTCGCGACGGCACTGGCCCACTGGGCGGTGATGCCGGTCGTGGCGGCGGCGCCGTAGGTGATGGACTCGCCGCCGGCCTGGACGGTTTGCACGCCGGGCTGCACCGCGTAGACGGTGCGGGCCTGGTCGATCACGGCGTCCTGGATCTCCTGCGGGATCGGGTCGTAGCCGTGGTCCCAGAGCAGGACGACCTCTGCCCAGTCCGGCCATCCGCATGCCGAGGACCGGCGAAGGATGCCGGCGTCCCGGCGCGCGCGCCAGTCGGTGACCGCGACGCCGTCGACGGTCAGCGAGTGGATCGCGCGCACCGGCACGGCCGGCAGCAGCAGCCGGTCAGTGCCGTCCCCGTACAGCGTCGTGGTGTCGCCCATGACCAGGCGGACCGGGTGCCCGACGTCCGAGACGAAGCGGCTGCTGGCCGACCGGAGCGCAGCCAGCAGTTGCGGATCGTCGGCCGGTACCCCGAGCCACACCGCCAGGGCGGCAGGGTCGGCCAGCAGGCCGTCAGGAGGCAGCGCCACCGGACGCCCCCGGCGGGGTGAGGACGCCCTTGCGTGCCTTGCCCGCAGCCTCGGCGGCGAGCACCCGCTCCCGCTCGGCATCGTCGGCGGCGGCCAGGTGTGCGAGGACGTCCTGGGCGGTGTGAGCGCCCGGGTCGAACGTCTCGCCGTGGCCGTCGTCCGGGCCGTCGAGCTGCTGCTCGGGCGCCCGCGCTGCTTCCTCGGCGGGCTCGGGCAGCGCGGGGGCGTCCTCGGGGCGGTAGCGGATGCCGTCGATGACGACCATCTTGTGCTGCGGCATGCTCAACTCCCTTACGCGGTCAGGTCGGTGACGGCCAGTTCGGCCGGCTTGAAGATCGCCTGCGCGGCACGGAGCTCGCCGCGGACGTAGACGAGGTTCCTCGCGGCGTAGTCGGCGTGCTGGTTGAACGCGAGGACGGACAGGCCCTCGCGGTCCAGCAGGGTGATGGTGCGCAGGTTGCCGACGATCGCGGTGCCGGCGGGCAGGCGGTGGCACACGACCCGGGGTCGGCCCCAGATGGTGTTCGGGCCGGACGACCACGGGCCGCCGGAGTAGTAGCGGCCCTCGGCGTCCTTGAGCAGGTCGAACATCTCGTCGTCGTCCGGGCTGACGAGGACGCCGGTGACGGTGCCGCCGATCTTGGTGACCTTGCCGATCGCGCGGCGGATGGTGGTGACGACGTCGGTGTCGAACGCCTGGTTCTGCACGCCGGAGGTGTTGAGGATGCCGGTCGGGTTGCCGCCCGTGCCGGTTCCGTTGATCAGCTTGTCCTCGACGACGGCCTTGATGTTGAAGTCGATCTGGCCGTCCATGTAGCTGGCGAGCGCGGGGGCGTCGGCCAGCATCATGTTGGTGACGGTGAAGCCGTCGGCGTAGGTGTACGCGTCCGCTCGCGCCAGGTTGGTCGACAGGCCGGAGGTCGGCTTGGTGGTGCTGTCCGCCGGGAGGATCTCGTTGGGGACGATCGCCGCGTTGCGCGTGACGGCGGTGATCTGCAGGTACTCGATGCTCTGGCCGGCCATCTGGCCGCGGCTGATGACGTCGAGCAGAGTGATCGGCGCCGGGGTGGTGAGGTCGACCATGGGCAGGCGGATCGCCTGGGTGTGGTCGAGGACGGCCTGCAGCGGCGCCGCGGTGGCCTTGCGGCCGAGGTCGCGCAGCGTGCCGACCTTCACCCGGTCGAACTGGATGGGCGTGCCCTCGCCGAAGCCACCCGGGTTCGCCTTCCGGAACGCCTGGTACGCGCTGGACTTGACGAACCGGTCGCCGAGGCTGTCGGCCAGGGCCTGCTCGGTGCGGTCGACGACGTCGTCGAGGACCGGGGCCGGACGGTCGCCGCTCTTGACGAGGCGGGCGATGGAGGCCTGCGCGTCGTCGGCGGCCTTGATCTGGGCGTCGAGGTTGTCGGCGGTGGCCGACAGGTTCGCGACCTCGGTGATCTCCTCCTCGGTGAAGTCGCGGTTCTCGCTCTTGGCGAGGGCGGCGATCTCGGCGAGGCGGTCGAGGGCGGTCTTCAGCTGCTGACGCAGGTTCATGCGGGCTCTCCGATCAGGTGCTTGCGGGTGAGTGCGCGAGCGAGCACCTGGGCGGGCGCGGGGGCGGAGGTGCCGGCGGCGGCCTTGGCGGCGGGCGCGTCTTCCTCGGCCCGGCGGCGGCCGGACTCTCCAGCGGTGGTGGTTTTGGCGTCGCCGTCGGCGGCCTGCGCGGCGGCCAGGACGTCGCCGATCGCGGCGTGTGCCGCGGTCAGGGTGTCGATGTGGCGCTGGGCCAGTACGCGGCCGGCCTTCACGCCGCGGGTCAGCTGCTCGGCCTTCGCGGCGATCAGCTCCGTCTGCTGGTTGCAGCCAACTAGGCATGGCCCGACCTCGTAGAGTTTCAGGCGCCGCAGCTCGTACCAGCCTTCCCAGTCGCCTTCCTCGTCGGTGCCCTCCACCCAGGCGCCCTCTTCGACGTCGTAGGCGAAGCTGAACTGGGTGACGCGGCGGCCCTTGAGGAGGCGGTAGACCTGGGCGGCGGTCGGGTTGGTGTCGATGTCCTCGATCTGGCCGGTGACCAGCAGCCCGTCCGGGGTCTCCTCGGCGGCCAGGACCACGCCGACGTGGGCGAAAGGATCGCCCCAGTCGTGCGACCAGATCACCGGAATCGGGTCGCCCTTCGCGGCCCAGTCCGCGAGCGTCTGCGTGAACGCACCCGGGACGACGACGTCGCCGGCCGAGTCCTCGGTGCCGAACACCGAGACGAGCGCGGTGAACTGGCCCTCGCTCAGGCCGTCGGCGGGTCCGGCCGCCTTGACGCGGGCGGCGCACTCCTTGGTGCGGGGCACGAGGTCACTCCCCTCGCTCGTAGGTCAGGTGGCAGTTGCAGTTCGCGGTCTCGGCGTCCTTGCCGCGGGCGTCGCCCGGCCAGCGCAGCCCGTTGGTGAACACGTCGCCGAGCTCGACGCGGTCGCCGTTGAGCGCGGCGTGCGTCGAGCGGGCGTTGGAGCCGGTGTTCCAGACCTTGTAGACCAGGCCGGAGGCGCCGGCCGCGTCGTGCCCGCCGAAGGAGCGGGACTCGGTGGAGGCGGTTACCGCGCGGATCGCCGCGTTGGTGACCCACCCGGCCATCGCCGCGGTGAGCCCGGCGTGCCAGCCATCGGGGGAGGCGAGCGCACCGACCGCGGCGGCGTACCCGGCCTGCTCGTACTGCGCGGCGTGCGAGGCGGCGGCTGCGGCCAGCCAGCCCTCCATCACCCCGGCGTCCCAGCCGTCCGCGTCCGGGTTGTAGGTGCCCAGGACAGCCCAGGCGCCTACCTGCGCGATGCGCCAGGTGTGGCCCTGGATCAGCGCAGCGAGGCGGGCCTGGCGCTCCGAAGAGGACTCGCCCCACAGGCCGTACAGGTCCGGGGCACCGGCGTCCGCCGGGCCCGCGCGGCGCACCAGCGTCGCCGCCTCCGTGTCCGCCCACGTGGTGAGCGAGGTGGTCAGGGCGTCGCGCTCGACCGCGAAGGTGCCCAGGTCGTCCGGCCGGGACTTCACTCGTCGTCCCGGCCCGACGCTTTTCCCGGCCCCCGGCCGCCCTTCGGCGCGGTGTCCCGGGGCGAGGCCAGGCCCCCGGTGACCACGTTCAGCGGCGTCACCAGCTCGTCGGTGCCCGAGACGTACGGCAGGTTCTGCACCGCCCGGGCCTCCGAGCGCAGCATGTACGGCGCGCCGACCGCGGACTGCAGCACCGCGGCCTGCTCCAGGAAGCTGCCGCGGAGCTTGGAGGCCACGTCCGCCTCGATGTACAGGTCGCTCTCGCCCGGAGCGACGACGGGCAGCAGCAGCAGGTTCAGCACCTGCTCGACCGCGGCAATCGTCGGCCCGAGGGCGTGGGTGTAGAGCATCTGCCGGAACGCGTCGACATTGCTGTAGGTGCCCTCGCGGGCGCCGACCAGCTCGGGCGGGATGTGGTAGGCGGAGGCGACCTCGGCGTCGGTGAGCTGACGGCCCTCCAGGTCGCCGGTCTCGCGCGGGTTGAACGCGTTGACGGTGACCAGCCTCATGCCGTCTTCGAGGATCGGCGTGCCGCCGGCCGCGCCCGCCCGGCCGACGAACCGGGAGAACGACTCGGAGAACCGAGACTTCGCGGTGGGCGACCACTCCGGCGCGTCGGCCGGGCGCTCGATCACGGCCGGCACCCTGGCGCCGTTGCGCCACACCTGCCGCCGCCACTCGACCGCCTCCGCGGACTCCATCAGGATCTCCCGCAGCGTCTCCATCGGGCTGGTGCCGTTCACCTGGCCGTGCGCTGCGTAGCCGTGGTCGAACAGGTAGCCCAGGGGCGGAGCGCCGACCTGCTGTCCGTCCGAGCTCCGCACGACGACCTCTGCGACCCGGCCCCAGCCGTCGGAGACCAGGCGCATGCGCGGCGCCGGGATCCGCAGGATCTCCCACCCCGAGGCGGTGTCCGCGCTGGGAAGAACCCGCGCGCACCACCGGTCGTAGAGGAGGTAGTCGGCGATCAGCGAGTGCCACAGCCGGTAGGCGCTGGTCGTCGTCCCCGGCTTGGCCAGAACCTGCGCGACCGGGTGGTCGGTCACCCGCTGCCGGTCCGTGTCGGACACCCTGCGGTAGACCTTCCACGGGATGCCGGCCGTGCTGCGGGCCACGAAGTCGACGACCTTGCGCACGCTCGGCTGGGACTTCCAGATGCTCATCGGGTCGTTGGCGTAGTCCAGCAGCGGAATCCCGGGGTCCGGGACGATCACATGGCCGTCGTACACCCACGGCTCGGCGAGCGACGGGAACGTGGCCAGCACGCCGTCGGTGACCGGCGAGGCCTTCGCCGCGACGGGCAGGCCGTCCGGGGTGATGACCAAGCCGGAGCCGACGGCCTTGGTCCTGCGGCGCCAGAACGCCATGACCTCACCCCCTGTCAGATCGCTTCGAAGTCGGTGTCCTCGTAGACGGAGCGGCGCTTGGGCGGGCGGGCCATGAGCTCGGACATCGCGGTGGCCGCGGCCGAGACGGCGTCGATCTTCTCCGCCGAACTGGCCTTGTCGGGCTTGACGTTGCCCGCCGGGTCCATCGCCACCGCCAGGTTGTCGACCATCCAGCGGACCACCGGCGAGCCGCCGTGCCGGAACACGGGCTGCGCGGGGGTGCCCTTCAGCAGCAGCCGCTGCATGCCCTTCAGCGCGGGCGACATGGTGATGAAGCCCTGCCTCACCTGGACCATCGGGGCCCTCTCGTTCGAGAGGTCGTTGGTCAGCTGCGTGGCGTTCCAGGGGTCGTAGCCGATCGACTTGACCCGGAACGCCTGCATGTCGCGGCAGATCTGATCCTTGATCCACTCGTAGTCGGCGACGTTGCCCGGCGTCGCCGTCAACAGGCCCTCGCGCACCCACCTCGACGCGGCGCCCGCGGTCCGCTTGTCGAGCGCCGCCAGGTTGTCGGCCGGCGTCCACAGCCGCCAGATCGCCGTCAGCGCGTCGCCGTCGTCGTCCGGGAACAGCCAGCACAGCGCCAGCAGGTCGGACGTCGAGGCGAGGTCGAGGCCGCCGTATGCCTCCCGGCCCCGCAGCGACTCCTCGTCCACGATCGTCGCGTTCGCGTCCCACGAGGCCAGCGTCAGGAACTTCGTCTCCTGCTTGGTCCGCACCCCCAGGTGCAGGCGCAAGAACTTGGCCAGGTCGGCCGGCGACTGCTTCGCCTCGTCGGACTTGGCCTGGAGGTAGGCCCGGGTCGGCGAGATCCCGAACCCCGGGTTCGCCCTGGCCCAGGTCGCCGGGTCGTGCGGATCGTCGTCCCTCTCCGCCGCCCACACCACGCCGTATACCGACGGCGCGGTGAACACCCTGCGGGCCAGCTGCTCGATGCGCTGCCGCTTGCGGTCGTAGACCGTCTCCCGCTTCCCGGAGTCCGCGGTCGTGATGATGACGATCAGCGGCTGCCGGCGCGAGCCGGTGCCGGTCTCGATCGTCTCCACCAGCTCCGGATCGCGGTGGACGTGCAGCTCGTCGATGATCCCGCAGTGCAGGTTCGCGCCGTGCTGGGCGCCCGCGATCGAGCTGATCGGCTGAAAGTACGAGCCGCTCCTCGGGTGGAGGATCTTCTCCTTCAGCGCGATGACGTGCTTCTTCAGCGCCGGGCTGTTCTCCGCCAGATGCTTGATCGGGGCGAAAACGAACCCGGCCTGCTCCTTCGTCGTGGCCGCGGCGATGACCTGCGCGCCGGGCTCGCCGTCCGCGCACGTCATGTAGATCGCCAGGCCGCCCGACAGGGTGCTCTTGCCGTTCTTGCGCGGCACGTCGACGTACAGCTCGCGCACCACGCGCACGTAGTCGCCAGCATCCTCGTCCCAGCGGACCCACCCGAACGCCGGGGCGAGGATGTAGGCGACCTGCCACGGGTCCGGCCGCAGCGGGCGCCCGGCCCACTGCCCCTGGGTGTGCCGCAGCAGGCTGAACGCGGCGATGACCCGGTCCACCCGGTCCGGGTCGAACGCGGCACCCGGAGCCTCGCCAGGGCTCGGGGTCTGGATCAGCGGCGGGCAGTCCGGCAGCGGGATCCCGCGGCTGGTCAGGTACCAGGCCACCTCCGGGCTGAGCTTGAGGCGCTCCAGCTCGGCGGCGTCCGGCAGTTCGGGCTCAGGCGAAGGGGTTGTCCTCGTCCTTGCCATCGTCGGCCCCCCTCGCCAGGGCCTGCTCGGTCGAGGGAGTCAGCCCGAAGTGCGCCGCCCAGGCCCGCAGTTCGCGGCCGGCCGCGCGCTGGATGCCGACCGCCGGGTGCGGCAGCAGGCCCTGCTTCGCCTCGATGGTGAGGCCCTCCACCTTGAGCAGTGCCGTCGCTTCCACGAACTGGGACCACGCCTCGCAGTAAGCGCTCAACGCGCCCCGGTCCTCCGGCTTGAGCAGGCCGAGCCGGGCCAGGCCCGGGACGACTCGCCGCCACTCCGCCGCCGCCTCACGGGTCAGCCAGGTCGGCGGGTTCGGCGGAACCCGGACGAACGCCGGTCCCGGGTTCACCTCGCGGCCGGCCGAGTCCTTGCCGTCGCCGCGGCCCTTCAGCAGCCGCAGGGCGGCCGGTTGGGCGATCCTTCCCACCGGGGACCCCCCTTCGCAGATTCTGTGCAGACGCGTTCGGAGT